GCTTAACAGTTAATGAGGTTGTAAAAAATATATGATTAGTTATGATGATTTATATGAACTAATTCCTAATGATAGATTTATTACTAAAGACGAATTAATTCAATTAACAGGTTTAAGTGATAGAACACTAAGAGATATGGTTAGTCATATTAAAATGAGCAAAACAATCATTAGCAACTGTGATAAAAGAGGATATAAAAGAGGAAAAGGAACTGAATTATTAAAAACTATAGATGATATAGAATATGAACTTGGAATAGTTAAGAAATCTATTAAAGAAATTAACTCAAGAAAAAAAGTATATAACAAACAACTTAGACAATATATCGCTTATATGAAGGTATTAGAAAAAAGATTGGAGGAATTAAAGAATGGGTAAAGAGATAGTTACTCTAGATAGTATTTCATTAGAAATTGCTAAATTATTTAGACTTGAGAGAAAAATTGTTGAATTAAGTGTTTCAATAAAAGCGGATCTTGCAGCAAAAGAAAAGTTAAAAAAACAACTTTTTGAAAAGAAGAAAAAAATCTATGAAATGAGAAAGTCCTTAATTGAAAGAGGAATATTAAAAGAAGATGAAAAGATAGATAAAGAGGGAGGTGAAAAATGTTAAATCTATTTAAAATAAAAAAAGAATATCAAGAAGAAGTTTCTGCTAATGCTAGTCTTAAAGATGAAATTAATAATTTGAATAAGGAACTGGAAAAAACAAATGCAGAGTTAGGTTTGAAAAATTTAGATAATTATCGGTTGACTAAAGAAATTCATCGTAAAAATGAACTTATTGAATCTAAAGTACAAGAAAATATTTGTTTAGAAAATAAATTAAATATGTTAAATCAAAAATATCAAAAATTGATTGGAAGAGTAGGAGGTTTAACAAAACAAAGAAATGCTTCATTTCAAACAATAAATATATTTAAAGATATGCTTGCTTTTAAAGATAGAGATCTAAAACAAGCGGCAACTATAATTCAAAACTTAAATATAGAAATGAAAAGTTTAAAAAATAGACCAACAATGAAAGAACTTAAAGAATATGAAATAACTAGGAAATCACCTAGAAAAAATAAAAAAAATGATGAAGGAGGAAAAGAAAATGTTTAAAATTACTAGTGTTAAAACTCAAAAATTAGAAGAAAAGGAAGGATCAAAACTAATTGGCTTAGCAAGTGTAGTTGTTGAAAACTGTTTTGCTATTGAAGATATTAGAATAATTGATGGTGATAAAGGAATGTTTATAGCATTTCCTAGTAGAAAACAATCTACTGGAGAATTTAAAGATGTTTGTCATCCAATTAATACTGAAACAAGAAAAATGTTTGAAGAAGTTATATTTTCTGATTTTAACAATAAAGAAGAAGAATAGTATGAATAAATTGGAAAAGGTTGCTTTAGCAGTACCATTTGTATTAAAACTAAAAATACAAAATAATGGTTTAAAAAGTCAAAATGAATCATTAAAAAGTACTATTCAGGATGAACTATATAAAACATTTATGAATAAACTTGGTGAGCCTCAAGAAATCGAAAGACTAAAAAAAGAAAATAGAAACTTAAGAAAAAAAGTAAAAGAACTTAATCAAATAATAAAATCAGAAGCTTATCGAAATGTTAAAAAAAGAAAGTAGGTATCTTATGTTAGATAAAAATAAAAAAGATAGATTAGAAGAATTATTAAAAATTGTTTCTATATCTGATGAAGAATTAGAAAAATTAACTTATAAAGAGAAACAAAAATATTATAGAGCAAAAAATAAATTATGCAAAGTTGTATTTGTTTCAAGAAATAAACAAGGAAAAGGATTAACTTATAGAAAGCCTAAGGAGGTAAGAAATGAAAGAATCGCATGATATAAAAAGTTTAAATATCAATGTACCTAAAAAAAGTCATTTTACTCCAAAAGGAAATCTGTATCATTGTACTTTTGATCTAATTACAAATAAAAGGTTGTCTGAAACTGAAAGAACTGTTATACAACAACTTATCAAAAACAATTTATTATTGACAGAAAATGATTCTAAATCCACTGTAAGTAACTTGATCAAAATGTGTGAAGATTATCAATTTGAAATAGCAAGATTAAAAAAAGAATTAAGAGAGAAAAAATCAGATGAAGATTTTGTTCCTCTTATAGGTATCATAAAGTCAGAAGATGATGAATATTTATTTGTTCAATATGATATTTTAGGAATTATTAAAATACCAAAATTGGAATTGACTATATTTAAATTGAAAAATAGTGATGAATGTTTTTATAAAACTTTTGGCTTTCAATGGTCTCCAAGTAATGATTTAATTAGTAAAGCAGCCTGTGAAATGTTATTTCAAGTTGCAAAAAACTTTGGTTCTTGGTGTGCAGAAATATTTACAAAAACAACTTCACTTTTCTCTAGTCCATTTAATAAAGAGAAACCAAAATGAAAATAAAAGAATTAGATGAATTAATAAAAATAACCGCAAAGTTAAAGGAACAACCAGATATAGAAGAATTTGATGATAATGATACAATAGATGATTTTATAGATTTAGTTAAAAATTATAAAGATTTTTTACACGAAGATGAAGAGGTGTAAGTAATGATAATGATATATTTTCTGTAATTAGAGTTAAAGATGTATTAAACAAATATAAAGAAATAATAGGCACTGATACGAATGTCGGTAGCAAGGGAGGAAACGAAGATGAAAACAATAGTATTTGATTTTGATGGTGTTATACATACTGGTTATAATGGTTGGAAAGATGGATCTATTTATGGTGAAATTGACACAAATATTATTGACTATATAAAAATACTTATGAAAGATTATTATGTTGTTATATCAAGTAATAGACCAGCTAAACAAATAGTAGAACATATGAAAAAGTTAGACTTAGGTGTTGAATTTGAAATATTTAATAAAGACTTAGATAAAAATATGTATTGGAATAAAAAAGGAATTGTTGGAGTAACAAACGAAAAAGCAGTAGGAATTCTTTACATTGATGATAGAGGTTACAGATATAGTAATTTAGAAGAATTAAAAATGTTTATAGATAATTTAGGAGAGTGATAAATAATGGAATTTAAAGTAGGAGATAAAGTTAAAGTAATAAAGAATGAATATACATTTCCAACATATGACACATGGATAAATAAGTGTGCTATGCAATATAAGAAAAAATGGAAGGAAGAAGAATTACCTAATAAAAATAATGAATATATAATAAAAGTAAAGGCACCGCATGAAGACGGCCTTGACATATACCTAATACAAGATATTAAAACAAAACAAGTTTATATAATAGATGAAAAAGGTATTGAATTAGTAAAAGAAAATAAAACATTCTTTAAAAAACTGCCAAATAATTACACAGGAACAATAGAAGTAGAAAATGGTTATATAGTAGAAAAAGAAATATTAGATGAGAAAGAGAAAGAGTACTTATCAGCAGTTATTAGACCATTTAAAGATAGAATTGAATTTATAGCAAAAAGAAAAATGTTTGATGATTATATTTGCATTGGCTTGAATGATGAGGCAATAAGCCTACCTTATTTTAAAAAAGGTACTATGTATAAAGGTATGGAATTATATAAAGAATATACACTAAAGGAGTTAGGTTTAGGAGAGTGATAAGTAATGAATTATGAAACAGTAATTAAAAAGGTTAAAAAAGAAATAAAAAAACATCTTGATGATGGGTACAACTATGAAATGCTTGTTAATTTAGAATTAGATGTAATAGATTGGAATAGTTTACTCGAATGTATATCAGATTTAAAAGAAAAAAATCAAAAATTACAAAAATTGTTTGAAAATATGATACAACTTTCTGAAATAGGCACACACTCTTATTATAATGGAGCAAGTAGAACTGCATTGTTTGAAGTGATTTCTTCTATTGAAGATATTTTAAAGGAAGCGAAAAGTAAATGAAGACAATATATGGACATCCAATTATAATTAATAAAAATATTGAATATGTACTTTTAAAAGATTATATAAAAATATTAAAGATAATAGAAGAACAACAAGTATTAATTGAAGACACTAAACAGTTTATAAAATGTTTATATAATGGTGGCTATTTAAGCAAAACGACCAAAAAAAATATTTTAGATAGGTTAGGAGGAGATCAGTCATGAAAAACATAGATATTAATTATGAAGGACTATCCTTTGAGGAAAAAATTAAATTAAAAATGTATTACTTATATAGTTTACCTAATTGTAAAGAAAAAGAATCAATATTAAATACCTTAAATTGGATATTAGATATTTTTGAAGAGGAAAAAGAAAAAGTAAAGGTGAAAGGAAGAATTAGATAATGAAAAAAAATATAAGATTATATACAGTAGATGAAGTTAATAAAACAATTGGACAAATAAATGATATGATAGAAAGTTTTAGAAGTTTATATAGAAAGAAACCAACATTTATAATTATATCACTTGAATTAGCAATTTTGTTGAGAGAACAACATGATTTAATGAGTCAATATGAAGCGATAAATTTAAATGGTGAATATTTACAAGTGAATAGAATATTTGGAATGACATGTTTTGCTAGCCCAGCATTAAAAAATCTAGAATTTGAAATTAGATAACAAAGTTGGAATAAGGAGGATTAAATGATTATATTATATATACCATTAATATTCTGGGGGTTAGTTGGTTTAATTGCTATAATAAATTTCATTTTAATGATAAAGGAGTGGAAGGATGAATAAAAAAGAAATTGAAGACTATTTAAAAAGAGTTGATGAGTTGGGGGCTAAACTAACTGGAGAAGATAAAGAAACTTACGATTGGTTAATTTATGGCTATAATCAATGCGCCAAATTGTTAAATGAAACAGAACAACAATGTAAAAAGCAAAATGAAGTAATTAATAAAGCAATAAAATATATAAATGAAAATGTATTTTTAGATGATAATGGTTGTGGCGGTTATTGGTGGGAAATTGCTGATAAAGATAAGTTATTAGATATATTAAAAGAGGTGGAATAAATGAAAGAGGAAATAAAGCATTTTAAATCATTACTAAGACAAGGTTCTTTAAGACATATGAATATATTACTTGATGATAAGTTTCAAAAAGAATTACAAACTATAATAGAAGATTATGAAAAATTACAGCAAGAAAACGAGAAATTAAAAGATAATTGGATTAAGTTAAAAGAATATATAAGAAAAAATATAATTTATGCTGATGTTGGAATGAAAATTTTAGACTCAAGTCCACTAGAAGATTATATGCAAGGACTAGAACAAGGAAGTGATAGCAATGAGTAAAGAAGAATTATTAAAAGAGATTATGAAACTTCCCAAAGTAGAAAAAAATAATCCTATAAGTACTATGAATAGTATTAATGTTGACGACTTGATAAATGCCGTTGACAGATTAAATAAAATTCCTGATTACAATGATTTATTAAAAGAAAATCAACAATTAAAAGAAAGCATTGAACATTTAAAAAAAGAAAATAAAAAACAAAAAAATATACTTGATGAAATATATAACCATTGTGAATCAAGAATTAATGTGTGTAAAAGTTTACAGTCAGATGACGAATGGGAATGCTGTATTGCTGAATTAGATGGTGTTATATCCATATTAAAAGAGGTGGAATAAATGAAATTAGAAGTTGGAATGTATGTTAGAACTAAAGATGGTTATGTATCTCAATACAGATATTATGATACAACCAATATGGGAAAATTATTATGTATTCCTTTAAGCAATAGAACTTTTGCAAATATAGAAGATATAATTAAAGCCAGTCATAACATAATTGATTTAATAGAAGTAGGAGATTATGTTAATGGTTATTATGTTGAAGATGTTTTGAAAACATTTGTAAATGTTGCAGTAGGAAGTAATTATTTTCAAAGCCCTACAATTTATGAAAAAAATATTAAATCAATAGTAACAAAAGAGCAATTTGAAAATATCGAAGTAAACATTTGATATTTTTTAATAAATATAAAATTTTTATATAAAAATAGGAAAAATAACATATAAACTATTGAATATTTTAAGAAAGTTGGTGAAAGAAATGAAAGTAGAATGCATTGAATATCTAAGTGAACTAGCACTCCTTTTGCTTAGAAAGGATATAAAAGTAAAATTTATAACTAGAGGATCAGATTGTCATTATGTGTTTTATAAAGAAAAATTACTACCAAAAATCATAAAAACTATTTTGCATAAAAAATAAGACTTAAAGCCTTATAAAATAAAAGAAAAATAGATATAAATATAGTGCAATATAATAATATACATATCTTGCATTAAATAAATAGAGAGAAGGGAGGTATATATTAGTTGATATTATGACTAAAGAAAATCTAAAAGAAAAGAAAAAAGAGTTTATAGAAATGTTAAAATTAGAAGAATTGGCTCAAAAAACTCTAGTAAGCTATGAAAATGCAATTGATAAATTCATTGATTTTGTAGATAATGATTTTACTTTAAGTAAGAGTCTAATGATTGATTGGAAACATAGTCTAATTGAAAAATATTCAATAAAAAGCAGAAATCAATATATAGTTGTCATTAATAAGTTTTTAAAGTTTCTTGGTTATGGTGATTCTGAAAATAAAGATAAAGATTATAGGATAAAACAATTTAAAGAGCAGTCAAAATCAGTCTTGGAAGAACAGATTGAAATACAAGAACATAAAAGAATGCTTAGATGGGCTAAAAAAATGAATATGATGGATATGTATTATATTATTCAAATATTTGCTCATGTAGGTGCCAGAATAGAAGAACTAAAATATTTTACTGTTGAAAATCTAGATAGTAATTATATAAAAGGGGCTTATAACAAAGGCAAAGAAAGAGTCCTTATAATGACTAACGAATTAAAGAGGGATCTTAAGCACTACTGTAAGGATCATAAAATAAAGAGTGGCTATATCTTTATTAGTCCTGTAAATGAAAATCAAATGTTAAATAATTCTACTATTTGGAGGAGACTAAAAAAAATAGCAAGAAGTGCAAAAATCAATCCTAAAAAAATCCATCCACATGCTTGGAGACATCTCTTTGCTAAACAATGTAAAGAAAATGGAATTGATTTAGATGAATTAGCGGATATTTTAGGTCATAAAGATATAAATACAACAGCAATATATACTAAAACCTCAATGAAAGAAAAGAAAAATAAATTAGAAAGGATTAGATATTAGATGAGTAATGGAGTCTTAATTACATTAATTATATGTACTACAATATTAATATTAGCTTGGATCGGCAGCAAAAATAAATAGGAAGATGGAGGCTTAAGATGAATTATAAGAAATATTTTGTTACATATTATAATTACAAACAAGCCAAAATAAAATTACAGAATATCCAAAATGAAATAGCAGATATCATAAGTTCAATGTTATCTACAACTTCTCAAATGAGGGAGGTTGTTAATAGTAATAAGTCAAGTAATGATAAGATGATGGAATTAACAACTAGAAAAATAGAGTTAGATTCAAAAGAAGAATTAGCAAAAGAATTATTAGGAGTATATAATAGACAAATGCTAGATGCAGAAAAAGAATTAAAAGATAGTAAAGAGACTAAAGATATTATTTATTATAAATACTTTATACAACATATTAAAGTTAAAGAAATATCAAAAGATATAGCATTTGCAAGAGAATATACTTACGATTTATTAAAACAAATTAAGAGTGATATAGCAAAACTTGAACAGGAACTTATTAAAAAAAATAAAAAAAAGTAAAGTTCTTACAAAATCTTACAAAATCTTACAAAACTTGTGTTACAATGGTATCATGGAAGTATTCCAAAGGGACAGTAGAAAATAACTATTGTCTTTTTTAATTGTTAGGGAGATGGTGATCATGTTAAAGACTTGTAGTCACTGTGGTATAGTGCCACAAGATCATATATGTCCTTATAGAAAGTATAAAAATAAAGATAATAGTGATGCAGCGGATAGATTCAGAAGAAGTACACGATGGACAAATAAGAGTATTGAGATAAGAGAAAGAGATAAATACTTATGTCAGGTTTGTATAAACAAGTTATACAATACGATTAATGTTTATAACTATAATAAGTTAGAGGTACATCACATCGTACCAATTAACGAAGATTATAACAAACGATTAGACAATGATAATCTTATCACTCTATGTAACTATCATCATAAGATGGCTGATTCAGGAGCTATACCTAGAGAGATATTAAGCGATATAGTCTTAGGTATCCCCCCTACCATTGAAGAGTAATTTCTTTTTAAAGGTAAAAGACCCCACCTATCCACTCTGTTCACACAAAATATAATTTCTCGTATGTTTTTTTGGAAAGGAGTGTTGGAAATGAGATTGGATGAGCAAGCAAGTGAGATATTGAAGATTGCTGAACAACATGGAGTAGAGCAAAACTTTTTATTCTTAACTACATTCAAAAGATATCAAGTTCAACTTAAGATTCTTAGTGATTTAAAAGAAAAGATAAATGAGAGTGGAGCATTGGTAACAAAAGAATATGTTAAAGGAAGAAAGAACTTATATACGAATCCAGCAATCAGTGAATTTAATAAAACTTCGACTGCTGCTAATCAGACAGTTGCAATTCTAATTAAAATTATTAAATCATTGAGAACTGATGAGGGTGAAGAAGAGAATGAGGACGAGTTGTTAAAGGCATTAGGAATTAGATAATGGACAATAAAGCATACAAATATGCTAAATGGTGTCTTCGTTCGAAGTATGTACCTAAATATGTTAAAAAGCAATGTAAAGAGTTTATTAAAATTGCAAATGGTAAAGATAAGAAATATTATCTTAATGAAGAGAAAGTAAAACAAATAGAAAATATATTAAAATTGTTAATAATGCCAAAAGGATTAAAAGCGGGTACACCATTATATGAGTGTACTTGTAATTATCAATGGCTTTTTTATATTTCTATTCTGGCGGTGGTTAGAAGAGATAACCCAGAAAAAAGAAAGTATGAGACAGCAATTTTAGAAATAGCAAGAAAAAACTTTAAGACCTATACTATAGCGACACTGTTTATCTTGCTTTTTTTAATGGAACCAAAGTTTAGTAAGTTTTATTCTGTTGCTCCAGATGGTGCTTTATCTAGAGAAGTTAAAAATGCAATCGAAGAAACATTAAAATCAAGTCCTATGCTCTATCTTCATAAAGATACTCCGAGATTTAAGATTTTAAGAGATTCGATAGAATTTCTTTTAAAGGGAAGTAAATATTTTCCTTTAAATTATTCAAATTCTCGTATGGATGGTAAACTTCCAAATGTTTTTTTGGCAGATGAGGTTGGAGCATTACCAAATTCTTATGCAATCGAAGCAATGAGATCTGGACAATTAAACATATTAAATAAATTAGGTTGTATTATTTCAACTAAATATCCGACCGCTGATAATCCGCTTGAAGATGAGGTTTCTTATTCAAAAAGAGTTTTAGATAAACTTGAAAAAGATGAAACTATATTTGCATTGTTATATGAACCTGATAATCCAAAAAATTGGACTGATGATGATATTATTCTTAAGCAAGCAAACCCTGTAGCATTGGAGATTCCAGAAATATGGCAAGATCTATTGAAAAAAAGGGCTAGAGCAATAGCAATAGAAAATTCAAGAGAAAATTTTCTTACTAAACATTGTAATATTATTTATCAAGGTCAGGGAACTGAATCTTATGTTGATATCAATGATGTCTTACAATGCAAAGTATCTCATATAGATTGGTCTGGTAGAGAAGTTTATTTAGGCGTTGACCTTTCAATGTCAAACGATAATTGTTCTGTTGGAATGGTTGCTGAAGATGATGGAAAAATACTAGCTGATGCAATTGCATTTATTCCAGAAGGAAGAATTGATGAGAAAACACAATTTGAAAAAATAAATTATAGAAGTTTTATAGAATCATTAAAATGTATTGCATGTGGAAATAAGACTGTTGATTATGCTGTTATAGAAGATTTTGTTTTTCATATAGAACAAAGATATAATGTTAAGATAAAGGCTCTTGGCTATGATAGATATAATGCAATGTCTTCTGCACAAAAATGGGAAAGTGGAGATGGCGGTAAATATGATGGAATAAATTGTGTACAGATTCGACAACATTCCGATACTTTGCATTCTCCAACAAAGTTACTATTTGAAAAAATATCTAATAGAGAGTTTCAATATGAAGATAATAAGTTGCTTGAAATTAATTTTCAAAATGCAAGATGTACTTTTGATACAAATATGAATCGATATGTAACAAAGAAAAAATCTAGAGGAAAAGTAGATATGGTAGTCTCATTAATCAATGCTTGTTATCTACTTGAGCAAGATGTTATCTTTGAAGATGGATTCATAGTGCAAACTTTCTAGGAAGGAGGTGATAGTAAATGAAGATTTTTAATTTATTTTCAAAAAATAAAAGAGATGAAACAGAAGCTACTGCTGAATCTTTAGAAGACCCACTATTGAATGCTATTTTAAAAGATACTGTAGTTGATAGAGATGTTGCACTGTCTATTCCAGTAATAAGTAGTTCAGTTAATTTGATTTGTGACACATTTGCAATGATTCCTTTTAAATTATATAAGACTGTTAAAAATAAAGACAAACTCAAAGCAGAAGAAGTTTATGATGATCCTAGAGTTCGTATTATCAACGATGATACAAAAGATAAACTTGATGGATTTCAAATGAAAAGAGCAATGTGTGAAGATTACTTATTAGGTAAGGGTGGATATGCATACATAAAAAAAATAAAAAATCAATTTTCTGGTTTGTTTTATGTAGAAGATAAAGAAGTTACAATTAATAAAAATTATGATCCAATATATAAGTCTTACAAGATATTAATAAAAGGCGAGGAATATGATGATTATAACTTTATCAAACTTTTGAGAAATACCAAAGATGGTGCTAGTGGAAGAGGTTTGGTTAATGAAATATCTACAGCAATAAAAACTGCTCGTCAAAGATTATTGTATGAATATGATTTGATTCTTACTGGTGGCTCTCGTAAAGGTTTTCTAAAATCTCCAAAACATCTCGATGAGAAAGCATTAAAAGCATTAAAAAAGGCTTGGGAAGATTATTATTTAGGAAATGCTAATACAGTTGTATTAAATGATGGATTAGAGTTTGATGAAGCAAGTAATACTTCTAAAGAAAATGAATTAAATGAAAAAAATATAACTTTTATCAGCGAAATAAAAGATATATTTCACATATCTAGTGATTATAACAATTTTATAAAGAGTGCTATAATGCCTATTGCTACTGCATTTACCACTGCCTTAAATAGAGATTTTTTACTCGAAAAAGAGAAAGAATCTTTTTATTTTGCTCCTGATTTCAATGAATTGTTAAAAGGATTAATGAAAGAAAGATTTGAGGCTTATAAAATCGCTATAGAAACAGGATTTAAAACAAGAAATGAGATTCGTTATATGGAAGATGATGATGCTTTACCAGGATTAGATATGGTTAATTTAGGACTTGGAGATGTTTTATTAAATCCAGAAACTGGTGAGATTTATGTTCCTAATACGAACAAGTTAATTAAAATGGGCGAGTCTGGAACTGTTGATAAAATATTGATAATTCACCTGATACTGATAAAAATGTTAATTCAAATATAAATGGTGAAGGAGGTGATATAAATGCACATAGAAATTAGAGAAGATTCTGTTGTCATTAATGGATATGTTAATGCGGTTGAAAGATACTCAAAGCCTATTAGGGAATCTTTACATGGAAAAGTAAGAACTTTCATTGAAAGAATTAGATCCGGAGTATTTAAAAGTGCATTGCAGAGAAACGATGATGTAAAAGTACTTTTAAATCATGATGAAAATAGAGAATTGGCTACAACAAAAGATGGAACTGCAATTCTCGAAGAAGATAACATAGGTCTTAGAGCAGAAGTAACTATTACCGATAAAGATGTAATAGAAAAGGCTAAAAACAATAAATTAGTTGGTTGGAGTTTTGGCTTTTATGCTAATTCTGATGAGTTAGGTAAAGATGGTAATAGTGAAACAAGAACAGTTACTAGTTTAGATTTGTTAGAAGTATCTATATTAGATGATACAAAGTCGCCTGCTTATTATGGTACAAGCATAGAAGCAAGAAGTGAAAATGAAAAGGTCGTTGAATATAGAGCATCTACTATTGCGGAAATCGAAGAAGAAGCAAGAAAAAAACATAAGGCTGTTGATAAAAAAGAAGATAACAACTGGGATGAAATTACCAAAGAACATGAATTAATCAACATTGAAAAGGAAGAAAAGAAAATAAAATTGGTTGCAGAAATGATTGCAGATATCATTCTTGAAAAATTAAAAAAAGACAATACCTGAAAATTCAGCCGTAGAAGAAGAAGGCAATAGAGCCTTTGATTATTCTTCTTATGAAGATAGATTAAGAAGATTAAAAAAAATCTAAACATTTGTGTTAAGAAAAAAAGAAGGAGGAGATAAAACATGAATAAAAAAGGTTTAGAAGAAAAAAGAAATGATTTAAGACAAGAAATGACAGATATTTTAAATAATTCAAAAAAAGAAAATCGCGTAATGTCAGAAGAAGAAGTTGCAAGATTTGATGAAATTGAAAAAGAAATTAATTCAATAGATGCAACTCTAGAAAGGGAAAATAAAATTGAAAAGATGGAAGAAAAGTCAGAAAAGACAGAGGATGAATCTGAACTAACTGCTGCTGAAAAAAGAATGTATACTTCAGTAGAAGAAAGAAATGATTATAATGCTTTTGCAGAGTATATTAGAAGTCAAACTCTAAAAACAAATAGAGCAGATGCTACTAATTTAACTAAAGGTGATAATGGAGCAGTTATTCCTAAAACAATTGTTGATAAAATAATTGAAAAAGTAGAAGAAATTTCACCTGTTTATAGACTTGCTACTCATTATGATATTCCAGGAACAGTAAATATACCTACAGAAGATACTTCTACTGATAGTGTTACTGTTGGTTATGCTACAGAGTTTACTGATTTAACATCACATAGTAATAAGTTTGGTACTATTGAGTTAACAGGATTCTTATATGGTGCATTAACAAAGATCAGTAGATCATTATTAAAAAATAGTAACTTCAAATTAACAAATTGGGTAATTAATAAAATGGCAAAGAAAATTGCTAAGTTTATTGAAGGTGAGTTATTAAATGGAACTACATCTAAAGTAAGCGGTGTTGTAGGATCTTACGACTCTACTAACATGAAAAAGGTTTTAGCAAGCAAATCTGCTATTACTGCTGATGAGTTAATTGAAACTCAAGATTTAGTAATTGATTCTTATCAAACAGATTCTATTTGGGTTATGAATAGAGCAACAAGAACTGCTATTAAAAAATTAAAAGATAGTAATAATAACTATTTACTAAATAGAGATCTTTCATCTAAATATGGATATACTCTTTTAGGAAAAGATGTTTATGTTTCTGATAATGTTTCTAAATTAGGTACAGCATCTGCTAATGTTATTTTCTATGGTGATTTTAGTGGACTAGCAGTAAAAGAAAGTGAAAAAACAGAAATTCAAATCCTAGATCAGTTATTTGCAGCACAACATGCAATTGGTATAGTTGCTTGGGGTGAAATAGATGCTAAAGTAGAAGATAAGCAAAAAATTGCTGTCGTTACAGCACCAGCAGCTTAATTTAGGAGGTCTTAATAATGAAATATGAAGCTATTGAAAGTTTTAGCGGAATTATTTCTATGGCAAAGGGCGAAATTAGGGATATTCCTAATGATGCCCTAGTCAAAGACTTAATGAAGGCTAAACTAATAAAAAAATATACACCAACTGATGAAAAAATATTAAAAGATGAGTTGGAATCTGCTAATTCACTTATAAATGAGTTAACTGAAGAAAATAAAATGCTAAAAGAGCAAATAGAGGAATTATCTACTATTAACAAAGAAAGTGAAAAAACAGATGATACACTAGTATCAGATGAAGAAGCAGAAAAAAAGTTATCAGAAGATGAAAAAATAGATGATACATCAACTGATAATAAGAAAAATAAAAAATAACCTCATAAAGGAGGGAAAAATATGAAAAAAGTTAGTGATATAACTTATCAAGATATTGCAAACTATATCAGAGTTGATGTAACTGATGATAAGTTATTACAAGAAGAGTTAAATATATATTTAAATATCGCTAAAGACTTTATATCTAATTATACAGGAATACCTATAGAAACTAAAGAAAAAGATAGTGAATCATTGGATGATTATGCAGATTTTATTATCGTTGTATATATTCTTTGCCAAGATATGTATGATAATAGAACTATGTATGTTGATGGTAAGAATATAAATAGAGTTGTAGAAACAATTCTAAATATGCATAGGAGAAATCTTTTATGAGTTCAATTGTTAAAAATCCAGGAGAATATAATAAAAAAATCAAAATCATTAGTATAAAAGATTCAGAAGACAATGCAGGATTCAAAATACCCGAAGAAGTAATTGTTTTGGAGCCTTTCGCTAAGGTTAAAACTACAAAAGGTTATAAACTTATTTCAAATAATACTGATTTTGAGAAAGCCTATACCAATTTTACGATTAGATATCCAAAAGTTGAAATAACAAGAGATATGAATATCATATACAACAATAAAAAGTATTCAATAGAGTATTTGAATAATGTAGATGAAGAAAATATCGAATTAGAAATTCAGGCAAAGGTTGTAAACAAGTAATGGCAAGATTTGTTGAAGAATTACCGAATAATCTTATTAAACAATTTAAAGGTTTAGAGGAGAATGCGGAAAAAATGATTGGTGAAATGACACAAGAAGGTGCTAATGTTGCTTATAAGAATATTGTTAGCAATATGAAAAAATCTTTTAAGACAACAAAATCTTTAGAAAAAGGTTTGAAAATAACACGCGTATATAAGACACCAAAAGATGGTGGAATAAATACACATGTTGGCTTTTATGGATATGATGGTATAAAAACAAAAAAGTATCCAAAAGGAAAACCTATTCCATTAAAGGCGATGGCTCGTGAATATGGAACTCCAACTGAAGAAAAAAAACCCTTCTTGAGAAAGTCTTTTAAAAAGAAAGAAATTGAAATGGCAATGACAAAAGTTCAAGAGAAATATATAGGTGATAACTAATGAATGAAGAAGTAAAATCAATTTTAGGTAATGAAATAATTGTTGATAAAGTAAAAATACCTGTAGAACACTTAAAGTATAAAGGAAGCAAAAAAACTTTTATAACTTGGAAATTACTAGATGAAACTCCTGAACTTTGTGCTAATGATGATGATTTATGTAGTGTATGTCCTTTAGATATAGATATATATAGTGATAAAAATTATTTAAATATTCTAAAAAAAGTAAAACAAATGATGAAAGAAAACGACTGGGTTTGGAGTGGTGATAGTTCAGAGATGTTAGATGACGATACTGGACTATATCATAAAACCTGTTCATTTGAGAAAGAGAGGATGATAGAAAATGGCTAGAGTCGGTTTTAAGATAGCAAAATATAATTTACATGATGAAGAAGCAGGTAAACTTAAAGCATTAACTGGTAATAGTGTACCTGTATTTGAAAAAGTGATAGACGAAAAATTTAGTCCAAATTATGCGAATGCAGAATTATATGCAAATGATGGTTTAGCAGAACATGATGATTCATTTATTGATGGAGCATTAAACATTACTATAGCAGATGATGAAGATAAATTCGTTGCAACAATATTTGGTCAAACTATAACTACTGAAGGTGAAGTAACATCAAATGAAAATGATATTGCACCAGAATTAAGTTATGGTCACATAGTTCCTAAAATGTATAATGGCTCAAAGAAATATAAAGTTGAATTTTTTCCTAGAGTAAGATTTACAAAAATAACTAGTGATAATAAAACAAAAGGTCAAAGTATTGAATTTAATACTTCTTCACTTGAGGGAAAAGTAATGAGACTTGAGAAAGCCTTTAATGGTTTAAAAGAAGGAGACTGGGAAAAACATCAAACATTTGATACACTTTCTGCTGCAACTACTTATTTAGATGGTTTATTATCACCATCAGCATAGGAGGGAAAAATGATTAATGTAAAAGTAATTAGTATGTTTAAAGATAAAGATACTAAAGAATTGTATAAAGTTGATAAAGAATTAACTGTATCTAAGGATAGATATAAAGAAATAAAAGATTATGTTAAAGTAATCGATAATAGCAAAAAAGAAAATCAAAATAAGGCAGAAGATTAATATCAATTTTCTGCCTTTATTTTTTTAGGAGGAATATAAAATGAAAGATAAAATGGTTCACTTCGTAACTGAAAATAGAACTTATCCATTGTGTTTTAATTTGAATGTTATGGAAGAAATACAAGATCAATATGGTTCTATATCTGCCTGGGGAGAAAAAGTGTCTAGCAACAAATCAGAGCCAAATATAAAAGATTTGAAAAATGGTCTTATGATCATGATTAATGAAGGAATTGAAATTGAAAATGAAATAGAAGGAAACAATAATCCTTTATTGAATTCAAAACAAGTAGGAAGAATAATTTCAGAAATTGGTTTTGATGAAATACTAAAAAAAGTTATGGAAACTGCTAAGAATTCAACTAATACTGGTGAAACTCAAAAAAACATGTAATCCACGAGAACTATGATGATGAGATAGATTTCTCGTGGTTTTATTTTGTAGGTCATACCTTACTACTTTACTCTGATAAAGAAATAGGTAGAATGACATTTTGTAAATTTTTTAAATTATACAAACAATATAAAAATCATTACGATTTTAAATTAAGTAAAACAACTTATCGTGAATTGGAAGAAATAAACAGTCATGATGGTGAATTTTTACCTGATTAGAAGGGAGGTAAAAACAAATGGCAAAAGGAAGTTCTTTTGGAGGAACAGTCAAACTTAATGGTGAAGATGAATACAAAAAGGCTTTAAGAGATATTACTAGCAATTTAAAATTAGTCTCAAGTGAGTTAAAACTAACAAACACTGAATTTTCAAATGGAGACAAAAATATAAAGCAAGCCAAAACTTCTTATGATTCTATGAAGAATACATTACAATCACAAAAAGATAAAGTCAAAGAGTTAAAAGAAGCTCTTAGCAAAATGGAAAAAGAATATGGTAGCAATAATGAAACAGTTAGACTATTTAAAACACAACTAAATAATGCAGAAAATCAATTAAAGCAAATGGAAGATGCCACCGATAAAGGCAATAAAGAACTCAAAGAAATGAAAAAAGGTTTTGAAGATGCGGGAGATGGAGCATTAAAATTTAGCGATGTACTTAAAGCAAATGTTTTGGGTGATGTAATTGTTGGAGGACTAAAAAAAATTGGTAGTGCAACATTAGAAATTGGAAAAGCTTTTTTAGATGTTGGTAAACAAGCATTAGATAGTTATGCTAATTATGAACAGTTAGTAGGTGGTGTAGAGACACTATTTAAAGATAGTGCAAATATTGTTGAGGACTATGCCAATAATGCATATAAAAATGCTGGTTTATCCGCAAATGATTACATGGAGACGGTAACATCTTTTTCGGCGAGTTTATTACAGAGTTTAAATAATGATACTGCCAAAAGTGCGGAGGTTGCAGATATGGCAATTACTGATATGTCTGATAATGCCAATAAAATGGGGACAGATATGTCTATGATACAAAATGCTTATCAAGGGTTCGCAAAACAAAACTA